TTATTTTTTGCACAGCATGAAATTGATCATCTAAGCTGGTAATTTCTTCATGTTTAGGTTGAGGCGGCTCTTCCTGTTTTTTATTTTTAGTTTCTAAATTGAGTAGGTCTTCTATTTTTTTAGTCATAGTGTACTTATCTACGTTTTGATCCCTGATGAAAGATATCATTTTCATTGATCACTCGGAATCTAATGTTTTGTTGCTTGCACCATGCATTAGCAGCTTCCCATTTGGCTAAATTCTTTACGTACTGTTCTTGATTATATCTGCTTTTACCCACTGACTCTCTTACAGTTTGATTCTTAGGTTTAACCTCTATAACCTCAGCATGTTTTTTTCCATTTTTATCTTTGTAAACAATAAAAAAATCAGGAACATAAATGGTATATTTGCCTGTAAATGGATCTCTATATGGTATCTGTATACTTTCGCTAGCCCAATTTTCAACGCCCGGATGTTCATCCAGCATTCGCATAAGAACAAATTCCCAACTACTACGCGACAGAGGTGTCTTCTTCCCTATATATTTAGAGGGATTTTTCATCTCAAATCTGCCCTGTGCAAACTTTGCCATTACGCTGCTATATTTCGTATTTGATTAGGTATTACATCCTCAGTTCTAAAACCTAATATACTAGTTGGAATTCTATTGTTATTTAGAACCTCTGACACTACTCTACTAATATTAGTATCACCATACCCCTGTAGCGTATCTAAAAATACAGAAACAGGTTGTCCATTTATTTTAGCCTGTCGTAGCAGAAACATGGCAGTTAGATTAGAGGCTTCTTCAGCAAACCCCCTTGATGTAAAAAAACTAATAGCTAATTGAACTTCGTTAGGACTGTATTCAAATGCAGGCTGTCCATATTTTTCAAAAAATAGTTTTGTACCTGCTGCACTATCTTCTATAGTTTCTGCTGGAAGATTAGTTACCATGTATTCTCCTTAGGGCACTAGCTTTTTAGGTGAAGCTGTGGTTGTATTTGCATTGTTTGCGCTTTTAGGAAATACAGTACCAACTACTCCGCTAACTTTACTAATTCCTACACGTATATTGTCTGGATCGCTTAAAATATTAACTGCCTCGCTGGCAATTTGATCAGTGGTCAATTCACTTAAATTTTTGTATGTATTGAATGCTTTAATTGCAGTTCCTAAAAATGATTTAGGTGAATTAAATGCTTCTTTAGATGCTACTTCTCCAAATACTTGTTCTACGCCATCTAAAACTCCGCCTTGTCCAGTGAGTGTTGCTACACCGCCGCCTGCTATGCTTAGTGGACTAGGTACTGAATCGTAATGTAAAGTAGCGAATCCTTTTGGACTTCCGCGTGTGACATTGCCGGACGAATATCTGACTGCCTCATATTCCAATGTCATGGAATTATCATTAAATTCGCTGGCTGCATAGTCCATATTACCATGGTTCCAACTTTTAATTCTTGGGTTAACTAGAGTATAACCTATGAATCTTCTTCTACTCATAGTATAGATACTGACACTTCTAAAAAATGGTGGGCTGATATCGTTGTCCATACCATATGTAAAATTATCTTGAGGAGTGCTGGTTACTCTAAGATGATTGGCACTAAACGCAGCTTCGGGAAGATGTCTATCAGCAATATAGTAACCGTAATACAAGGCCCATAAAGCGTTCACTACTGCATTGTTATCATCGTGCATGGCAATATTAACTGGTTCGTAGTTTATCTGTTTATAAAGGATTTTTTTCCTATTATATTGATTCTTAACTACTGAATCAAAATTGAATTTAGGTAATTCTGCAGATTTAACTAATAAACCAACTTCGTTACGATGCTTGTCGTTGAAAAGACTGTAGCCTCGTACTCTCGGATCTATTTCAAAATTTACGTAGAATAAAAATTTAGTTCTAGGAGATAATCTATATCGATTGTCTATAAAAAGACGAGTGGCGTGCCGCCAGTTGGCCATTCTACCTTTTGGTCGTGTTAGACCTCCAAGGAATCCTGATCCAAAATCTCCGAGATATCTAGTAAATTTATTTGACATAATAATATTTATGTCGTAAAAAAAGCCCGAGTAATTCGGGCTTTTTAGCTTGGAATAAAATTATCCCTGAGGACCTGAAGCACCTGTTGTAGCAGCGCCTAACGTTCTTCCAATTGCTGCACCAATTCCACCAATTGGGCTTGTAGCAGCTTCTCCTGCTGCAAACTGCACTAGGTTATCATAGGCTATGGTAAGGGCCACAGTCATTGCTTCGTTAGTTGCATAATTTGCATCACCGTAATCCGCGTTTTGAACAAAACATCCGTATAGTTCAAATGTTTCAAGCGTTGTAGGTGTTAGTGCGCCGTTACCACCGTCAAGAACTTCAATTCTAGTGGTAAATTTGTAATCAATACCAGATCGAGCACTACTTTGTTCCATGAAATCAAACTGTTTCTGAATTTGCTGACCGACTAATTTCTGTACTTGACCACTGGCATCATCACGTAAGGTCAATGTTACATTTTCCAATGTATATTTGCCAGCTAATTTTACCTTGGAATTATACACATCCAAAGTCATTTCTTCAAATGATACTTTTGGTCTAGTAACATCTTGAACTTGTTTGGTAAGTTCTGTAGCAGCAGCAACCCCAAACCCTAACAATGTCACCCTAAAGCGATATTTTAGTTTAGGCATGAGCAGCACCTGAGTGCTGCCGCCTGCATTGGTTGTTGGAATTCCAATATTGTTAAGCGATGTAATTGCCATTTTTAAATTTCTCCTGTGTTCTTGATACGCAATGGAATATAAATGAATTCAATCGCCTTAACTGGTTCGATAGCAATGTCAACATACAGTTCGTTACGATCGATCCTAGCCGGTGTATTGTTACTCTCATCACATACTACTGCAAAGTCGTAGATTGCTCTTAAACCTACTAGTTCAAGTAACAAGCTTTCAACTGCCTGTTTAATTTCATCCCTAGTAATTTTATCATTAGGTTCAAACAGATAAGGTCTTGCTAGCTTGTTCAACTGACTGCGTAGATATACTACTAAACGTGCAACATTAATACGATCTAATGCGCTAGCGTTTCTTGCACGAGTTTTTTGACCGTATGCGACTAAGCCTACACCGTTGAAGAACGGAATTGGATTAACTTTTAGGTCATATAAGGTATCGCGTTGTCCTTCATTTAATGCCACTGTTTGGAATTCTCCAGTTGATGCATCAATGTATCCAACAGCGGTAGCATTTGTAATACCTCCTCGGCGTGTTCCTGCCGGAGCAAACCATGGGAAGCTTACATTATCGCTTAGTGCAATAGTTCGTAGCATCATATGACTTGCAGGTACCACAGCATTAGCACCACTTAAATCTGTGGTAAATCCGTTAGGATAATAAGTTGCTAGATACTCGTCATATGTAACAATACCATCATCGTTGTTGTCTGTAACTAGAGCAGCATTAGTGCCCCAGTTAGTTAAACTAGTTGCATCTGCTGCTAGACGTAACGGTGTGTCGCCAACTACAAATGCTGTAATACCGCGATCAATATTTAAATTAACTAAATTGCTCATTAATTCAGGATAACCTGGGCAAGCAATTATGTTAAAGTTACGACGTTCTTCGTCACGGATTTCGCTACTTGTATCAACAACACTCTTTAGTGCTTGTACTACAACTTTACGTTGTGCGTTACGACCAAATGATCCTGAACCATCTTCGTTGTTACCAGAAGCAGTTACCCAACGATCGGACCAGTATGCAGACATACTTAATCCTGCACCACTTACAAATGCATTACCGGCTAATGTTGCATTACTGGTTCTTGGATTGTCAGCTGATATATCGATATAGTTATTTTGATATTTTTTAACATTACCGCCACTTCTACGAAGATTCCACAGTAACATACCTTTTGGATATAATGCTGGATCTGGCGCATCAGGATCGAGGAAGTTATTGGTTACTAAGTCTTCTATAGTTGATTCAACTGAAGATGTACCTGTAATGTTCCATCTTGCATCAGCAAATAAAACACCTTCTTCAGTGGTTTGATCTGACTTGTCCACTAATTCCCATCGCTGTGCAAGATCACCAATATCTGTCAAGTTATTGTTATATCTGTAGATGGTTGGATAATTTTCCATATCCGCTGTACTGATCCACAGATCTCCTGTTACAGTAACTCCTGAAACATATGGATTGCTGGCTGCTACCATCGGCATGTAACCAGTTCTTAATGTTGCAGTAGCAGCTTCATAATATGGAGCTGTTGAATGTCTGTAGCCTACCCATGTATTTCCATTGTGTACCATGATGTCCACTTCTGAAAAATTAGGATTATACCATAACTGCTCGTCTTGAGGTTCTGCTAAAGGTGCATCTGGACCTGCTGAGAATCTTGGATTTTCAGCTGCCAGCGGTTGCCACCCTGATGCAAGATAATCTTGTGATGCACCTGGGGATAAATCTTCTCCGCCTACTGTAATAGAACCTTGAGAAATGTTATAAAAGTTTTCTGTACCTTCTCTAGTTTTTAAATTATATGGTGTGAACAGTTTTGCCAACGGTGAAGCAGTAGAATCAGTAAGTCTAAAGTCGCCGCCGTCGTTATGAGTAATAACGAGTCTTGCTTGAGACGTTGTAATTGTTACTACAGAAGCTTCAATGTTAG